TAAATCATCTCTCATTTTTCCGTATTCATTTAATATTTCCGTCAGTTCATCATCTTCGTTAATTGCTGATAATAGTACAATTATTGAGTTCAAATGATTTCTTTGTGATAGAAAATGTAAATGTTTAATTTTTTCTTTTACTTCATTTGGTTTTGATAAAAATGAAAAATTTTCTGATTCAAATATACTTTTTAATTTATTTAAATTGGTTAAATATTGTTTTATTGTATTTTCTTTTAAATTCGGTCGTTTTTTTTCAATATCTTCTTTTGGATTTTGTGATTCTATTTTCATTTTATTATTATAATTATAGATTATTTTTATTTTATTTGAAAAATTTACTTTTTTTTTTTTTTTGTTTCTTTTTTTTGAAGAACAACATTTTAAAAACATTATATAAAAAATATAGATAAATTTTATTTTACTGAAAATAACAATCAAATCTACCATCTTTAATGACTGCTGTCTTTTTAAGAGCAAGCCAGACCATAAATTCACGGGGGCCGCCGATGACTTGACTTGAATAATATAATTCGAGACCTTGATTATTGACCCTCTCGCCTCTCATTAATTTAATAGAATTGACGAAAAATGCGGATTGAAATGAAAGATTTTGTTGCCGTCCCTCAATTAGCGATTGAGTAATTGTCGCAAGTCCCTCATTTCCGTAGAATTGTTTTGAAACTTGTGGAGCGAGGCCTCCCTCGGCGGTCGCCGTGGTCGAATTAATAACAGCCAAATTATTTCTATCAGTAGAAAATTCATAACGATCATTATAATATAAATTCACTTCGACTTCAAGCTCTTTCACAGCACCACCACCGCCGGCCGTAATAGGCGGTGCGACACCATAATATGCATTCGTCAAAAAAGAATCAGAATTTCCGAGGCTGTCTCCTTGATTTAACATATAAATTACCTTATCAACTAATCGACCAGCTCCACCGATATTCTGGCGAAGACCGGCATTTAATTCAGCTATCGTGGCCGTTCTTCTATTGGAACGATAATCAACATAATCCAAGACAACACCTCCTTTGCGTTCTTTTGATTCTCTCCATTTATTCATTGTATCTCCGTCATAATAGATAGTATCATAAATCATCCGTACTTCATCTTGGACGATGTTATAGGTTTGACCGAGGGCATTACCATTGGCGACGCATACACGGAGCGAGCCGACGGCCACATTAGTCCCTACAAGCGGAGCGAAATATAATTCAATATGAACCTCATCATCAATCATAAACATAGGGAGGTCGTATCCCTTGAATACATCGAATAAATCAGCGAGGTAAATAGAAAATACTGGTGTCTCGGCACGACGAGCCGCATTCGTACCATCAATGAGGGCGAATGGCTGTAATTTTCTGTCATTACCAAGAACGGAACGAGTATTGATTTCAACTCCGGTTCTTACTCCATAATGAGGGGCATTATTATTGGTATTGGCCGCCGGAGGAAATACATATTCACCATTTAAATTTATCATTCTACCCGTGGTATATTGTTCGCGATCATAATTGTTTTCTGGGGTAATAAAAGCAGACCGGTAGGCTTGTAAATAGTTAAAATCCTCGGTCTCTGCGATTGTTTTTTGACCCGCCTTTAACACACACCGGGATATTAGGGAATTTACACCAATATTCAAGGGAAAGAAACCACCATCATTGATAACACCATCGGCTGGATTAACAGCGAATGAAATTTTAGATTGATGACTTAAAAATCCTTTTTTTTGTAAAGTGAAACGGCAAAAATCTTGACTGAATACCACCGGTTCGAGGATATCCGTCTCTACTCTCATTTCATAATTCGAAGGTAGAGTCGAAGGCATTGACAACTCGGGGACATCAAGGAACTCATCATCAGCGTCTTTATATTCTGTATCATCAACCAAAACATCTTGATCTTTCATTGAAGCACTCATTTTATATATATTTATATATATTTAAAATAAATAAAAAAAAGTTAATAAAAAAAAAAAGAATAGAAAAAATTAAAGTAATACATCAACATTATCACCACGGACAACAACACGACGAATATGAAAGACGAAACAATTCAATAATTTTTCTTTTGTTGGGGCTGTGGTTTCATTATATGATAATTGTAATTGATTCGTTCTATTTCTTAAATCTGCTACACCATCAGAAAGTGCGTATGCACGACCTATGACGAAATTTCTATTGAAATGATGGAAGGAACGAGGTACAATTCTCGCTTGATTCAGTGCTTTATCAAGCTCCGTAATTTGTTGAGCCGCAATGCTCCGCCCTTGATTAATTCTTGAAACATTCACGGGACGAGATGGAGTTAGTTTGTCGTCGATGTTCCATTGATAAGTTGTTAAATGATCTATAATACCAGTATATCCGGTTCGATTAGATTGAAGAATCTGATCGGCCAATAAATTACCAGCTCCAACCACTGCTTGCTCTTCAATATAAGTCCCCAGACCAGCTATTAACTGGGCTGAATTATAAGTTTCAGAATCTACTCCTACCACGCAGATCGATTTTGCCCTTGTATTCGATAATGGTAAATTTATGGTTGCTTGGCGGTTTGAAGCTGTTAATGAATGTTTATAATTCGTGCAACTTAATAAATCTAATTCCATTGCTCCACCTTCTCTCATATTACTTAACATTTTCTTCTTCTCGGCTCCGTCAAGTTGTAATGATTGAACCACCAATTCGCAGTTGGATACAACATAGGTCGCATTATAAGAAGTAATTTGGACGATGTTGGCCGTACCATTATCAATCGCAGTTGAATATGCGACGAAGTTATTGGCGATGGCGGGGCCGGCTCCCGCCCCAGTAATTGGGACAGAAACACCACCACCGACCGGATTTCTATAAGGTTTATCAAGATTGAGACGAAGTAATTGAAGACCAGCGAAAGGAGCCGCCGAAGCGACGAAATCAATTGAAGCGATGATCGGATGCTCGAAAGGATTGGGGCCGGCGTTGTCTTGAATATTAGAAATGACATTCTCATCGTCTATCTGACAAAAATTTAAATGTTCGCCCACAACAAAAGGACAATTCCCGACTTCGGACATATTATTTTCATTATTAAAAAGAAGTATTTGTGTCTGTTGTCCGTTATTTACCCAGTCAGCTCCCGCCGTATCGGTACCATAGAAAACGGGATTTTGGGCGGTTCTTCTAAAACGATTAACAGAATCAAGCTGTTTAATGACCCTCTCTGGTAATTCTAAATCCAGTTCTACGCGTAATCCGTTCTGGAAGAGAAAATTCGGGAAGGCTTGAATAGAATCTGAAAAAATACCGGTATGAAGGGGAAGACAGACTTTCGCCGTTAATAAATCAGTATCGTCAAAGACTACATCTTCGGTTGCTAATGTTTTCGATTTATAATATGGATTATATTTAGTATTAATTAAATTACTTCTGGATGTTCCTAATGTTCCACGATTATCGGGGGTATGAGTTAGACAACCTTCTTGCATCGCTCTAATATTTCTTAATGATTCATCTGTATTATACGAATATTGAACTGATACTTTGGTATTGTAGTCCGAAATTTCTTCTAATAATTTGCCCGATCCTCCGTTTTCGAAAATACGAATATTTTTGATTAATGATTGGCCGCCTAATGTTGAATCTAATTGAAGGCGAGTAGGTACAGCACCAGCTGGAAACGCTAGTTTGACATCCATATTAACATAACAATTTCTTCCGTCAAATAATTCTATATTGTTGGGTATTTGAAAATCTATTCTTTGGCCTCCGGTATATGATAATCCATTAGTGGAACTAATAGCAACTTGTGTCTGTTTGACTGGGGGATCTTCATCGTTTCTCCAAAAGCTCATTTTTATATATTAATATATATTTATTATTATAAAAAAAAAAAATCAAAAAAAAATATGAAATAAATATATGAAATAAATATAAATGGAAGTTCAATCTGTATTGATAAATAAAAAATATTTAACAAAAAAGAAAGCGGAACAATGGATAAAAAAAAATAAATATAAATTAAAAAAGATTGATATAACTGAAAATTTATTTAGATTTAGACAACAAGAACCGAAATTATTTAATCAATCAACTTTTAGAATGAAGGTATTAAAAAAAGATAAAAATGGTGATCCTTTAATTATGTTAGTTGTTGGTAAAAAAAGAAGACTTTAAGGTTGTGGGTCGGGATCCGGCGCGGGCGCGGGATCCGGTTCTGGTACTTTTTCTTTTATTTTTCTTTTACAAGATACACATAAACAATTTATTTCGGAACATTTCGACGATTCTAATTGTTTAATGATTAATGCTAATGCAGATGCGATAATTGTAATCAATCCACCAAGAGCAATATATTCTTCGGTCTTCATTATTTATAATATTATTTATTTTATATTTTATTTTAAAATATTTATTTTATTTAATATGGATGATTTAAGAAAACCAACAACAAAAGTATTATTAGATGAATCATTATTAAATTTATCATTAATTAAAAAAGATATTGGAAAAATTAAATCAGATTTAAAAGATATTATTGAATATATTTCAAAACAAAAAATAAATGAAGAAAAATTAAAGAGAGGGAGAAATTTAGAAGAGAAAAATGGAGGCTGGTGGTGGTGGATGTGATTTTTTTTTAACATATATTTTTCATTAATTGATTAATTGGGTAAATTGGGTGAAATATTGAATTTATATTTTCTCAAAAATAAAATTAAAAAATAAAGAATCAACTATTTCACCCAATTTACCCAATTAACCTAATTAACATTGAAAATGAAAAAAATAATAATAAATAATAATAATAAATTAAGTAATGAATACTATATAAAATTACTTCTCATATGTAAAAAAGAGAAATCATTTCTTAATTGGGTGAAATTATTTTACCCAATTAATAATCAATTCACTTAATTATTTTATATATTTACCTCGAATACTTTTTGGATAAAAAAGATTTAAAATTTTTAATAAATATATTAATAAATAAATAAAAGTTTTATCAAACATATATAAATGAAACATAATATTTTCAAAAATATCAGACACATTCAAATAAAAAAAATTGCATATTGTCCTAATTTATTCAAAGCCATTATAACTTATGAAGATCATAATAATTCTTATGATGAAAGTGATGATCTTGAATATATAAAAAAAGTTAGTGATTGTCACCCTTGTCAAGAAATGGAAATAAAAAGAAGAATTTTTGATAGATGGGAAAGAGAATGAATTAAATTATTTTTTTCTGTGCTTCATTAAAATATTCTTCATTTTTTTCAATACCTATAAAATTTCTATTTAATTTTTTACAAGCAATCCCAGTAGAACCACAACCCATAAATAAATCTAATATAAAATCACCTTCATTAGAAGCTGTTTCAATAATATTCATTAATAGTTCTTGTGGTTTTTCGCAACAATGAGAAGTTAATTTATTCTTTTTAAAATTGGCGTGAATATAATTAGGTTTTGATGTACCATTATAAATATAATTCAAATCTTTATAAGTTCTTAATTCTTTTAATGATTTACAATTTTTAAGATTATATAATTCAATTATTTTATTATATGTTTCTTCTGTGGGTAATCCAAAATTATTTTTTGAAATTCTGAATGCGTGGTCTGATAATGGTATATCTTTTTTT